TGGAAACCCTGAGATTGATGATTCTGATCGAGATGCCCTGATTAACATATTCCAAGGCCAACCAGTCTGGATTCAGAATCTCCCTGGCAATATCACCGATGGATCATTCCAGGGTTATATTGAGGGCTGGACATTCCGAGCAAGCCTAAACAACCTAAGCGTGACTTTTAACGCTTCTCCAATAAACTTCTCCCAAGTTGCGGTAAAATGGGAGCAGGTAGATGCAGCAGAAACTTGGAATACTCTAAGTTCAACCCTTACATGGATTAACGCGATAGGAGCAGTAGCCTAATGGCAACAACAACTACTAATTTTGGTTGGGATATTCCTCAATCGACTGACCTGGTAAAGGATGGCGCTACCGCCATTGCAGCCCTTGGTCAGGATATAGATACAGCCTTGGTCGACCTCAAAGGTGGAACTTCGGGACAGGTATTAGCCAAGGCATCTGGAACAGACCTCGACTTCTCCTGGGTTGCACAAGATGACACTAATGCAATACAGAACGCTATTGTTGATGCTAAGGGAGACCTTATTTCAGCGACAGCAAACGATACCCCGGCGCGTTTAGCGGTGGGCACAAACGGTCATATTCTTACTGCTGATTCAACTACTGCAACTGGGATCAAATGGGCTGCTCCAGTTTTAAACCTAAATGCCAATAGAACCTATGTAGCAACTCAAGAAGGCACAAGCGCCAATAACACCTATGTAGATTTAGCTACTGTGCAAAGTGTGACTGTAACAACTGGGACTAAAGCATTGGTTGCTTTTACTTGTAAATCAATGAATAATGCGACAACGGATTTATTTCTTTATACTTCTTTTGCAATATCCGGTGCTACAACTTTGGCTGCTTCAGATGATAGGGCAGCAGCGCAATACATAGGCACTTCTACTAATATCCAATTACCTATGAGCGGCATATTTGTGATGACGGGTTTAACTGCTGGATCTAATACTTTTACATTAAAGTTTAAGGGTAGTAGTGCTAGCAGCAAATTTTGGGAATTTAGACACATATCCGTTGTAGATTTGGGGAATTAAAAAATGGCTACTACATCAAAAGAAATTAATATAGACCAATTAAGCGAAGAATTAGGGTCAAAAGGTTTAGTCTTTAATTTAACTGATCCCAAAAATAAAATCATTCTACCTGCGGAAAACTCTGATTTAACCGAAGAAGAGATAAAATCTGCCATAGATGCTCACATTGCTTTACCGCCAGCCGAACCTACGATAGCCCAGAAATTGAGTTCAGTTGGCCTAAATATTGATGACTTGAAATCAGCTCTGGGCCTTTAGCGCAATCTATAAACATGAGTCATAAGTTATGCAAAGCTGGTCAACAGTTGAGGGAACAGTTTGATGACACCTTCCCAGATCGTGATAGGCGTTCCGATGGCTGGATCGGCGATCTCCGTCATTCAGCGCGCCCTAGCGATCACAACCCTGATCCAAAGACTGGGACTGTTAGAGCAATCGATGTTGATCGAGATGTCCATAAGAGCGGCAAGCCCGACCTCATGCCCGATATTGCAGATCAAATTCGACTCGCTGCAAAGTTTGGAGAGAAGCGCATCTCTTATGTCATATTCAATGGCCGAATCGCATCATCTCGCTTGGGCTGGCGCTGGAGAAAATATACTGGAAGCAATCCGCACAACCATCATTGCCATATCTCTTTCACTAAAAAAGGTGATGAGGATGGCTCTTTCTTTAAAATCCCACTACTAGGAGAAACCAAATGAATATGAAGCACCCAGCAATAATCTCTATCGGCGCGTTCCTTGCAGTATGGGGAACTACTTCTAATTTCGCTATGGATTACCGGGCAATTCTTGGTTCAATTGTTGCAGGCGTATTTGGGTATGCCACTCCTAAAAAATGAGCGCACAGGATTATGCTGCACTTGCAGTAGCGATCGTGACGGTTCTGGGTGGTGTAACTGCCATGCTCAACTTTATGATCAAACACTATTTAGCGGAATTGAAGCCGAATAGCGGCTCATCGATGAAGGATGCAGTAAATCGTTTAGAGACACGCGTGGATAAAATCTACGAAATCTTATGCGATAAGTCACAATAAAGCCATGGCTCGTAAAAAGGTTATAGACCTCGATACATATACAGCATTAGATGCCTGGGCAATAAGTCTCCAGGAAATGTATAGAGCGCTTCGCCGCGCTGGTTTTGAGATTGATCTTGCCTTAGCAGTAATAGTCGAGCCATCAGCTTATCCAGATTGGATTCTCCCTAAGCCAGACCTCATTCCACATACTTGGGATGATGACGATGACGATGAGGATTAACAATGAAAAGAACTGTAATCGTTCCAGATTTACAGGTTCCATATCACGATGAAGTTGCTGTCCGCAATGTTGCATCTTTTATTAAGGCATACAGGCCAGATAGCGTCATTACTTTGGGAGATGAAATCGACCTACCCCAGATCAGCCGATGGTCAGACGGAACCCCGGGCTGGTACGAGCAAACACTAGCTGATGATCGAGACCAAGCAGTAGAAGTTCTTTGGTCTTTGGTTGAACACGCCAAGTCTGCCCATATGATAAGAAGCAATCATACGGATCGCTTATACAACGTGATTATGAAGAAGATCCCAGCATTCCTGGCATTGCCTGAATTAAGGTTTGAGAAGTTTCTTAAACTCGATGAACTAGGCATTACCTATCATAAAAAGCCATACGCGTTTGCTAAAGGCTGGGTAGCGGTTCACGGGGATGAGCAAGGCATTAACCCTAATGCAGGCCTTACAGCCCTCTCAGCAGCCCGTAGACACGGTTTAAGCGTAGTTTGTGGACACACACACAGAGCAGGCCAGTCGGCCTTTACAGAGGCATCTGGGGGCAAAATAGGGCGTATCTTGCGTGGCGTAGAAGGTGGGCATTTGATGGATGTTCGCAAGGCTGGCTATACCAAGGGAACTATGAACTGGCAGCAGGCCTTTATCCTGGTTGAAGATAGCCAAGTAACTCTAATTAACCTTGAAAAGGATGGGACTTTCGTAGTTCATGGCCGTAGGTATGGACGATCTCGATAACGATATAAAACGGACGATCGATGATGCCGTTGATGAGGCAGAATTGTTACCGTTTCGTTATGTAAATGATCGCGGTTCTGTCTCCTAGTTATGTCATTCTTATCCCAAGAAGCCAGAGAGTCTGGCAAAAGGGAGCAATATGAGTTTATTACAGTTAATCATCCTGGCGAGTTGGTTTGGGATGTTCTTTCTGGGGTACAAAATAGGCCACAGAGACGGTTACATAGTAGGGCGCAAGGCAGTTCGCAAGCATTATGAATCTGTCGAGAAGGTGCGAGTATGAAGCATGCAGAAATCCTTCAGACAGCTACAGACTTATACCAAGACCGGGGACTTAGTTACGGTCACCCAACTGACAATATGGCAAGAGCAGCAAGGCTTATCAGCGCCTATTTGGAAATGCCGATTACAGATTATCAAGTTGCGGTCGTACTCTCGCTGGTCAAGATTGCCAGAAGCATCGAGGATGCACAGAAGATCGACACCTGGATTGATGGAGCCAGTTATCTTGCAATCGCTGGACAATTAGCAACTGAGGAGAATGAATTATATGTTTAATTTAGAAGATTATGAAACAGTCGAAGAACGTTTAGCCAAATTCTGGAAGGAACATCCTGATGGTCGAATATCTACTGAGGTCGTTGAGCATACTCTTCAGCGGTTTATCATTAAGGCTTCTATCTATAGAACTGAAGTGGATGCACACCCTTGGACTACTGGCTTTGCTGAGGAAACCGTATCTACGCGAGGAGTTAATTCTACGTCGGCGCTTGAGAATTGCGAGACGAGTGCGATTGGTCGTGCTTTGGCTAACGCGAATTATGCAGCGAAAGGCAAACGCCCTAGTCGTGAAGAAATGGCAAAAGTCAATCAGGCGCAGCCAAAACCGTTCGCTGAGAAGCTAAGCGATAAGATCATTACTCCAGTAGAAGATGATCCTTGGACTGTCAAGGCCGTAAGCCCTGCGCCAAGTGCTGCCGAGGCTATTACCTTGGTTCAAGATGTATTAGGTGCAACC